GGCACGCACCACAAACGGCACGCTTGAGTTGAGCATCGACGACACGGGCCTCAAGTACCGTGCAGCTTTGGCCGATACGCAAGACGGTCGCGACCTGTACAAGCTGATTAAGCGCGGCGACATCTCGCAGTCATCTTTTGCGTTTACGATTGCCGAGCAGGAGTGGAGCGAGGACCGCAGCACACGGACCGTGACGAAGATGGCGCGACTGCTAGACGTGTCGCCAGTCACCTATCCAGCGTACCCAACCACGACGGTGGCGGCGCGGCAGATGGCAGAGGTCAAGCCTGAGCCAGTAGAAGAAACTCAAACGATTTCAGAGGCGCAACCTGAAAAGCAGGAAGTGCGTACCTTTGAGCAAACAGCGGAGAAGACCGCAAAACAATTTAAGATTATGAATTTTCGCAACTCAAATGATGCGGCCCGCTACGTCTCTCAACTTGAGGACAAGTTGGCGAACATCAACGCTCTCGCAGAAACCGAGGAGCGCGCGTTGACTTCTGAGGAATTGGAAGAGACGCAAGACATCCACGCAAAGCTCGAAGCCGCTGAACAGCAGCGCGACAGCTTGGCAAAAAACGAACAGCGCCTCAAGGCACGTGCCGTTGCACAGGATGCCGTTGTGCGAAGCGACAAAGAAGCAATCAAGGCGAACGCCAAGTTTGACTTTGGTAAGGCTTTGCGCGAAGCTGCACAAGGCGGCGTGACTGGCCTCGAGAAGGAGGTGATGCAGGAAGCACGCAAGGAAGCCAGCGCTTTGGGCCTCGGCTTGCGCGGCGACTTCAGCATCCCACAATCAATGTTGGTCGAAGCTCGTAACGTATACGGCACAACTGCAGGCGGTTCAGTTGATGACGCAGTAACAACTGTAGCCACTGAGGTCACTGCATTGGTTGGCGCTTTGCGTTCTAACTCAATCTTGGCAGCTACTGGCGCTACTCAGCTCAACGGCTTTGTAGGTGACATCAAAATGCCATCTTTGCCAACTGACGCAGCAGAGGAGCCATTGGAAGCAGCAGCTGTAACTGGCAACACTGGGTCAATGGGTTCACAGACATTGTCACCTGCTCGCATCGCACAGCAGATGATTGTCACCAAGGAGGCCATCAACCAAACCAACGGCAACATGTCAGAGGTCATCGCTGCTGACTTTGGCCGATCTATCGCAAATGTTCAGGACAAAATTGCCTTGAACAGCATCCACGGTACAGGTGGTGCTACTGCTTTGGCTGGTCAAACTGGTACAGTTGTACTCGGTACTGAAACAGGCACGAATGACTTGGCTGCAACTACTGCTGCAGATATTCGCGACTTGTGGGCAGAAATCACTGCAAACGGTGCAGAGAACAACACGCAATTCGTAGCTCACCCATCAGATTACGCTTTCTTGATGGGCCTCGCTAACGTCACAGATGTAAGCGCTTTGGTTGAAAACGGCCGAATCTTTGGTTACAACGTATTGTCAAGCGGTTCTGTTCCTTCTATCGACGCTGGTGCTGTTTACGCATCTCAGCTGATTGAAGGCGGCGCAGACGTTGCACTCGGTGCAGCAACTGGTTGGGACAACTTGCGATTCGTTTACTACGGAGATTGGACGGACATGTTTTACGCTAACTGGGGCGGCCTTGACGTGACTGTTGATCCATTCTCTGGCATTTCAGCAGGGACTGTTAAGATTGTAGTTGATACTTTCTTTGACGCTAAAGTCCGACGTGCAGGCAGCTTGGGTGCATTGCCATTCGCTGCTGCAAACATCTTAGGCGCTGACGCTTAAGGTTAGATTGATTGAATGAGAAAGGGCCTCGCAACCATGCGGGGCCTTTTTTTTATCTTGCACCCATGTACTACACTTTAGAGATTACTGGCGCAGCTGCCGAGTCCAGCATCGTCAGCACCGCCGACCTCAAGACATTCTTGCGCGTAGACCACAGCGACGAGGACACGCTGATCGAGGCGCTACGCAGCGCGGCCATCGAGTACGTGCAGAATTACTGCAACGTGCAGCTGGGCGACGTCACGGCGGTCATGTATCTCGACGAGTTCCGTGGTACGTGGGAAATTCCTGTGGGACCTGTGAGGAGTATCACAAGCATCGTCTACAACAACACGCCAAGCACGACGCTGACTTTGGCGACTTCGCAATACTACACGGACCTTAAGCGAAAGCCCGCACGCATTACAACCATCTCACCGCCAACTGTGCATCCAGATACCAGCAACGGCGTGCAGGTGACGATGGAATTGGGCTACCTTGAGGCCGAGGTGCCTGACGGTTTGATTCACGCAATCAAGCTGCTGGTCGCACACTTCTACGAAAATCGCAATATCGTGGTAGTAGGTACCATCACCAGCGAAGTACCAAACCTGATCCACAGCTTGCTGAATCCTTACCGCGTAATTTCTGACCGATGAGGATAGGTAAGAGCGACCGACGCATTACGGTGGAACGATACACCACGAGCACGAACGCGTACGGCGAGCGCGTGCAGACGTGGAGCACCTTGCTGACCGTATGGGCTGAGCTGATGAAGACGGGCGAAGGCATGACCGAGCGCATCAGCACGAACCAAGACATGCCGATACAGCGCGTGCGCTTTAAGGTTCGCAGCAGCAGCGACAGCCGAGGCATCAAGGCTGACGACCGCGTGCTGTACAATTCGAAGTATTACAACATCCAAGGCATTGAGGAGGTTGGCCGACAGGACCAGCTTGTGCTGCTTTGTCAAATCACTGGCACCTGATGGCACGGAAAGCTACAGTATTTGCACATACAACGCCGCTTGAAAAACAGTTCAAAGAGATTGCAAAGCATATCAAGGACAGCAAGACGCAGCGCAAGATTCACCGCACGGCTGGCAACGTCATCAAAAAGGAGATGATCGGTAACATCCGCGATGCGCGTGAGACGATACGACTGCGACGTGGACACACTAAGCGCAGTGCGACCTTTGGCAAGCCTTACAAGATGGATATTCCAGTTGGTACGCTGCGCAGGTCCGTAAAGGTGTGGCTCATCAATAACCAGCAAAATGCGTACTGGGTAGGGCCGCGGGTAGGGCGCCGCGCACCAGTAAACCGTGACGGATGGTTTGCAAACATTGTAGAAGGTGACGACCAGTTCATCAAGGGTAGCAACCGCAATAAGGACGTATTTTTTAAATCCATTACAGCAGCTGCACCTAAAGCATTTGACAAAATGCGTCAGCAGTACCGTAAGGAGATTGCAAAGAAAGTAAACGCAACACGAGTAAAATGAACGCAGGAAAGGCAGTATATGGTATTCTGAGCGCCAACAACGGCGTCACTGACATTGTAGGCACTAACATCTTTCCAGAGATTGCAGAGCAGGAAACCGCTGTGCCGTTCATCGTGTACCAGCTGCAGAGCGTAGACCCAGACGACACGCATGACGGACCGTCCAAGCTCGATGAGGTACGGTTTGAATTTCTGTGCTATGCTGACAGCTACAACGCGGCGGCTGACTTAGGTGTGGCGGTCCGTGCTGCACTGGATCGTGTGAGCGGCACATACAACGGCGTGCACGTTGAAAGCATCCAGTTCAATGACGTTGACGTGAACATTGAATACGATCCACGCCGATACAGTCAGGTGCTGACGTTCACCTTTCGCATCAAGCGCGACGATGTGACCATTGCCTTGGGTACGCCAGTGACGGGTGCGGTGCTTGGCGACCTGAGCGACGTGGATGTGACTGGAGTCACCAATGGCCAGTTGATTGCATACAACAGCACGACCGGCAACTGGGAAGCTGCGAACGATGCAGGCGGCGCTAATGAACTGAGCGACCTGAGCGACGCAAGTGTAAGCCTACCAAGCGACGGCGAGGTATTGATTTACAGCGGCGGCGAGTTCGTCAATGACAACATAGCCATCAGCAACGTCACAGGTTTACAGGCGGCACTAGATGCAGCGCCTGACAATTTGCGCGAGCTTACCGATGTGACGATAAGCGGCCTTGCTGACAACGACTATCTCCAGTACAATTCCGCCACGGGCGTATGGGAAAACAGCAGCTTGATTGTAGGCCGTAACGGTGAACAATACACAGGCAACTACGACAGCGAAGCGGAAACGCTGCTGGACGGCGCGACTGAAACGGTGGAACTGTACTATACGGCACAGGCTGACGGCGACGGTTTGCACGAAGACGCGCAGACGGACACGGCGCAAAGCGGCTACGACATCCGCCGAAAGCTGTACTATGCAGAGAAGGCGCAGGCCGATCCGAACACCAGCGGCGATTGGACGCAGTTTACAGCCATCGCCGATAACACTACGTTCGCAAATGCAAAGACGGCTTTGCTTGCTTACCTGAAAGAACGCACGGGCGGCACTGTACCGATTAGCCTCAAAATGACGTGGGAAGAGGTAGCACAAGCGCCCGCGTTTACGGGTCTCTTAAATGAGAGCTACGGAAGCGGAGCGGAGGCGGCGTATTCCACGCGGCGATTGAACGGCAACGTAACCGAATGCATGGTTATCCGCAGGGCTTCGGATTCGACGACTACTACCATAGGCTTCGACGGTTCAGGCAACATCGACGAGAGCGCGATAGAAACGTTCTGCACGGGTACGACGTGTACCGTGGTAACGTGGAAAGACCAAAGCGGAAACGGGAACGACGCGACGGCACCGAGTACTGGAGAAGAGCCAACGATTTACACGGGTGGTGCGTTGGTAAAGGAGAACGGAAAGGTAGCGTTGGACTTTGACGGTAGTAATTCTAATTTTGATAATAGCACCGTAACGCTCACAAGTAACGATACCCTGATAAGTGTTATATCTAAAGTCAACACCGCTTCAACATCGGTAAATATTTTTGACAGTAGCGAGAGTAATAAATTTTTCTTGCAAATTAACAGCTCAACAAACTTTGTTTTTCAAAATGACACAAGTAATATTAATTTGAATCATGATAATGATGGAATAAGGTATTTATCATCTCTTGATTTTAACGGTTCAACTTTAAAAAGCTATTTCAACGGACAAAACACCCAAACCGCGACCGTTTCAAATCAATCTCGTGCAGGCTTAAGAATTGGTAAACATCGCGTAAGCGCAACAGGTTGGATTGACGGCACAATGCAAGAGTTGATTTATTGGAATCAGAACAAAAATGCAAGCCTTACCTCCATCGAATCCAACATAGGCGACTACTTCACCCAAAACACGCCACTGCTCGACACGTACAGCGGGGCTGCGGCTGCTTATTCCTTGCGGCTTTTGGACTCGACGTATACAGGGGCTTTGATAAACGTATGGAACGGCACAAGCTACGCTGACATCTATCCCAATGTTTTTGGAGAGCTTGACACGGTAGCCTTGGCTGCCCACTGTGGGTCAAACGATGGGTTCATTCGTTACTGGTACGACCAGTCATCTAACGGAAATACGGCGGCGCAAACGACTACGGCGAATATGCCGAAGATTTACGACGGGACTACGGGCGTAGTGACGGAGAACGGGAAGCCAGCGGTGGATGTGGATGGCGTGAACGATTCATTGGTTGCTGGCTCGGTGTCCTTAAACTCCTATTGCTCTTGGTTTTATGTAGCTAAACCTGACGCTACAGGTAGTTTTATTTTTGAGCATTCAGCAAACAGCGACCCAAATAACGGCGGTTACAATCATTTAGGTATTAACAACACCGCAGAGATATATCGCAGTCCGTTAGCAGCTACGCAAAATGCAACGGCGGGCGCAGGTTATGCAGGCACTTCTCAAACTTTAATAAATTGGAACTATAGCGGAAGTTGGACGGCATACAAAGACGGCGCAACATTAGCAATAAACGCGGGTCAAGGCAATAGTGGCGATGTAGGTAATTCTTCAGCAACTGACGAACTTAATCTGTTTAGCCGTAATGAAAGCAGCCTTTTCTTCAACGGAAAGTTTCAGGAAATTATATTTTACAATACCGACCAAGACAACGCAGGCAACCGCACGAACATCGAGGACAACATAAACACCTTCTACAACATCTATTCGTAATGGCGCAATACATCATAGTTCTACCAACCGCCACGCAGACAAGCGAACGAAGAGCGTACCAAATCACGCGAGAACTCTACAACATCTCGCGGCCCGTACTCATTCAGGCAGAAGGCGAAGCGGCTTCAACCGTGTTCGGTATCGTAGTCCACCCCGACGGCGTACAGAACGCGCTGCAAGTGGATACGGATTACCTCATCCACGTACACGAAGCGGCGACGCTTGAGAAGTTGGTCGCTTGTTTTCCTGAGCTGACCAACGACGAGCGGTTTGAGTTGAGCGCATACGTGCAGACGAATCACAGCTTTCCGTTCGAGCACATCATACCAAGCACGACGACGGTGCGGGATCATGATTACATGGTCCAGAACGGTTGGTTTGAAATTGACGATATTTGAGCATGGAACAGATAACGGCGGCGATGATATTCGAGTTCATCGCGTTGCTGGGTGGAGGCATCGCAGCATGGACAAAGATTAACCAAGAGGTCACGGTGCTGAAGTCGCGCATCATCAACCTTGAGAAACGCGAGAACGATATGGCCAAGAAGTTGGACACCTTGCTGGAGGCCGTCAATGAATTGAAGATACTGCTGGCTAAAAAAGGCATTTGATGCAGTCAATGATTTTGCCGTAAATTGCAGCCATGAAGGTTACAATCATGAAGGCGTGCAAGCTGCGCGGTAACAACTGGAAGAAGGGCGCCACGCCAAGCGTGACGTCAGAGTTTGCTGCAGAGCTAAAAGAAAAAGGCTACCTTGACGCGCCAAAGAAAAAGACCGACGACGAATCTATAGAATCAGAATAAAATGGCCATTTTCAACGGAACAAATTTAGGCGTGTACATCGGTGGCACGCTCGTAGCAGCCGCCACGGACTGCTCGCTGTCTCTTAACATGGAGACCATCGACATCACTACGAAGGACTCAGCGGGATACCGTGAGCTGCTCGGCGGCTTGCGCTCTGGATCCATCAGCTGCAGCGGTTTGATTGACTATCAAGACGCCTCGAACAAAGACGTTACCGACCTGTATGACGCATGGGAAGGTCGCACTGAGTTGACGCTGAAGTTCAGCAGCGAAATCTCTGGAGACGAAAGCTACAGCGCCAGCGGTTTCTTGACCAGCTTGGAGCAGTCAGGCGGCACTGAGGACACAGCTACTTATAGCGCTACCTTCGAACTGACTGGAGAAGTAACTGAGGCAACTATCGTATGATAGAAATCAACGGCAATGAATACCCTGTGCGCTACTCGATGAAGGCGCTCAAGAAGTTCGAACGCAAGGCGAAGGTCAACGTGTTTAGCTTGTCAGATCCGTCGAAGCTCTCAGCCGATGCCTGCGCTTTCCTTTGCTTTGTGGGCGTAGAGTGCGGTTGCAACTTCGAAGGCGTTGACTTCGATATGGAGCTGCAAGAGTTCGAGGAGCATATTACGCTGGCACACGTCACACAATGCTTTGACGTCCTCGGTGAATACAGCGACCAAAAAAAAGCGTAGACAAAAGCGACAAGCCTGTAGGGTGGCCTGACGTTATTCGGATGGGGATGGGTGTGCTGCACCTGTCCCCTTCTGCGTTCTGGGACATGACGTTTG